AAATAAGGGTTATTTTTCATTTTCACTCCTTTAAAATGTCGTAAGTTTAGTTAAAAAGCTGACCCAAAAACTAGAAAAATTTTGTGCTAAAACTCTTTGAAAAAATAATTTGCTTGATTAAAAAAAGAACTCATTTTAAAATTGCCGCTAATTTTTAAAGGATGAAAAATGCTTAAAAGTTTTGAAAATGAGCTTTTAGAACTATTAAAAGATTTTAAAGTAAGAATGTATTTAGGCGAGTTTGAAGACACCCAAAACATAGCAAGTTGTATTAATAATTTAGATGCTTCGCTTTTGCTTGATTTTGAAGGAGAAAGTTATAAAGATTTAGAAAATAAAGTGGGAACTTGGAAACTTTATATTTTAACCCATACAAAATCAAAAGCTCCTAAACACAGAATTGATGCTAAGCATAAATTATTTGATGCAATAGAAGCTGTTGATAAAGTGCTTTTAAATGCAGAACCTAGCAATGGTTTTAGAATAGAGCTTAAAGATCTTAAAAAGGTTTACGAAGGAATAAGCGATCATGGCTATTTAAGCATTTATGCAAGAACTTTGCAAAGTAGCTTTTTACCAAAAGATGATTTTTTAAGGATTTAAAATGCTTTTTATCAATAAAGAAAATTTAGTCGAAGTTAGCAATGATAAGCCCATAAAAGTGGCAATTAAGGGTGAGTGGAAAGGGCATAATAATGGCAGGTTTAAGGTTGATGATAAAGATTTAAACTCAATGATTGATAATTTTAATCAAAAAAAGATTGATTTGGTTATTGACTATGAGCATCAAAGCTTAAAAAATGAAAAAGCACCTGCTGCAGGTTGGATTAAAGAGCTTTATTTGGAAAATGATGCCTTAATGGCTAAGGCTGAGTTTAACGAAGAGGCTAAAAAATATATAGCAAATAAGCAATACCGCTATTTATCCCCTGTGTTTGAATTTAATTCAAAAGACAATAAAAGTGGAGAACTAGTAAGAGCTAAGCTTCACTCAGTCGCACTAACTAATACGCCATTTATTGATGAGCTAGGCGAACTCATTGCTAACAAAAATAATATTCATCAAAACAAAGGAGAGAAAATGGATGAAAAAATCAAAGAGCTAGAATCTCAGATTATAGCTTTAAAAAATGACAATAGCTCACTCGCTTTACAAAATGAAGCTTTAAAAAAACAAAACGAAGAAAGCGTTAAAAACTTAGCAAGCTCTTTAGTTGATAATGCTTTAAATAGCGGAAAAATTGCTAATTCCCAAAAAGAATGGGCGCTAATGTATGCTTGTAAGGATTTAGAAGGCTTTAAAAGCTTTTTAGATACCAAGAATGATCAAGTGCAAGTTCCAAAAAATAATGTTTTTGCAAATAAAAACACAGCAAAAACTAATGAGTTTGATGTTGTGAAAATGATGTTAGGGGATTAAAAATGGCTAAAGCTAAAAAAGAAACCCAAAACCTAGAAAATGAAGACTTGGAAACTGGAGACTTACCTAAAGCTTTGTCTTTAGAAGATGAGAACCTAGCTAATGAAGAAGCTGTGAGTGAAAATGAAACCGCTAAGGAATTTATAAATGAAGAAGGAGAAGAAATGCCATCAAAGGTCACACCAAAAAGCTTAAGCAATGATCCTTTAATTGCTATGCCAAAAAGCCTTGAAAGTTTTATCAATAAAGATTTGTTTTCAATTAATGCGAAAATAGATCTTGAAACTAATGAAAGCTTAGCTCTTGGAACGCTTTTAATCAGCGAAGATTTTGGAGAAAGCTTTAAAAAATGTCCAAATGAAGATATTAGTGCAAAAGAAAATGTTAAATTAGCAATGCTTAAAGATCACGCTTTAAGATCCGGCGTTTATGGGGTTTTATTAGCAGGAGAAATCAATTTAAAAGGCGTTCATGTAAGTGCGGTTAAAAAGGCTTTTATGCAAAATTTAATTATTAATACTAAGGAGTAAAAATGGATTTAGAACAACTTTTGGAACTTTTTTCAAGTACAAAAATAACTGAAGTTATTAATCAAACCAAAGCTTCACCACGCTTTGTAAGTGATACTTTTTTTAAGGATAAAACCCCAAGTTTAGAGAGCACCGTAAGGGTTGAAATTATAAAAGGTGCTGGAATTGTTTTAAATAGCATTTCAGATAATGGGGAACATTCTTTAGAAAATACTAAAGACGCTTATATTTTAAATATACCTTTACCACGCTTTGCATTAGCAAAAAGAATCAGTGCGAGTGAGATTAATTCTTTAAGGTCTTTAGCATTGCAAGAAGCTCAGGCTAAAAGCTTAAGTGGAGCTCTTGGGGTTTTGGTTAAAGAAATGAAAGAAAGCTTTAACACTACGCTTGAATATATGGCAAATGGTGCTTTATTTGGCAAGATTTTAGATGGCAAAGGAAATGTGCTTTTTGATTTTGGAAGTGCAAGTAAGAAAGCTATTAGTGTTAAAAAAGATGGGAGTGTGACTTTAGCCAGCGTTTGTGATGCGATTGATTCAGCAATTATTGATGAATTTGGAACAAGTGCTGATTATGAAGTGCTTTGTGGAAATGAACTTTTTGCGGCTATTTCTAACTTGGCATTAAGTGAAGATCTTTATAAAAATCATCTTGCAAGTAGGGATGAGAAAGATAAGTCCTTAATTTTATATGGCACCAAATATCGCCGTTATAGTACAAAATATAAAAATACAAATGGAAAAAGCGTTGAATTTTTAAAAGGCACTGAGGGTATGGTTGTGCCAAAGGATAATTCTAATCGCATTTATTATACAAGAGCAAATCATACTGATGCTTTAGGAAAAGCACCAAGTTTAATGTTTGTTTCTAAGCCTGAGATTTTACCTCGTGGGGCTGGAATTGAAATTGTAGGCGAAATGAGAGCCATGCCAGTTTGCACCAGACCAAATGGACTTATTAAGCTTGTTTTAGAGTAAAACGCACAATTTTAGCTTTAAAGGCAAAAAATGCTTTTAAAGCTAAAAAGATATTAGAAAAAGATTTTAAACGATTTTAACCATATTTTAACCACATTAAAAAAGGTTTTTTTAAATGAATTATCAAGACATTTTAGAAGAAAAGCTTATCACAGAAACTAAAACGCATTTTTTTATGATAGATGAAAAGGATTTAATCAAAGAATTAAGCGTTCATGCCATAGCAGAGCTTAGCGATTTAAATGCTGATGGGGTTTGTGATAAAGAAGTGATTGATGATGCTATTAATGATGCACAAAGTTATATTGCAAGTTTTATAAAGATACCTAAAAACCCAACTCCTCTTTTAAAAGATATCTGTGTAAAGCTTACAATTATGGAATTAAAACGCCGAAATGATTTTCCAAAAGAAAGCTTAGAAGAGATTAGAGAGTGGGCTAATGATTTACTTTTAAAAATGGCAAATAAAAAAATTCCAACTGAAATCAACGAAGATAACTTTATTCCACAAAACAAAGTTAGAGCGTTTAAAATTAAAAGAAAAAGAATGGATTTAAGGAGATTAAATGGCTAAAAATTTAACTTCCACCACAAAGCCTAAGATGGCAAAGGTCGGGTGTGGCCTTCAGGTGGGTGCAGAGAGTGAAACTCCTGCTCGTAAGGATAAATTTACTTCATCCGCGAAGTCTCAAAACAACTTAAAAGATTTAGCAAAAGAACTTTATATTGCAGGTTTTGATATATTTAAAATTGCAAAAATTTTAAACCGCAATGAAAAAACGATTAGAAACTACAAAGCCAAAGATGGCGATTGGGATAAGCAAAAAGCTAATCTTTTAACTTCAAAAATAAAAGATAAAGAAAGTGCCTCATTATATGAAAGTTTTACTGAGCAAATGTTTTGTGCGATTGAAAATATAAATACTGATGAAAAAATGAATGCAGAAAAGAAAACTGAAGCCATTGCAAGGATAGGCGATAGCTTTTCAAAAATGAGAAAGGTTGCAAGATTAGAAGATCCAAGTAGCTATCGTTTAAATGTTGCTAAAAAAGTGGTTGAAATTATCATAAGTCATTTAAAAAATGATAAAGATTGCGTAGCAAAACTTGTATCACTTTTAGAAAGTGGAGTGATAGAAAAAGAAATTTTAGCAATGGATATTTAATGCTTTTTTCCAAAGAAGAACTCGATGAGTTTTTAATCTCAAACGAACAAAAGCACGAAAACACTCCAAATGAACTAAAAGGTGCTATGCAAAGAAAAGACTTTTTAGAATGGATGGATGAGCTAAAAAATGAATTAAAAACTCAATTTTTGCATGAAAGCCATTTAGATCCTACTTTAAAACAAGAAAGAATTAAAAGAGCGAGTGTGGATTTTGATTATTTTGCAAGAACTTATTTTCCGCATTATTTTACCATTAAAGGAGAATGTGGCTTACATTTGCACTTAAATGAAGTTTTTACAAAAATCGCACTTAAAAAAGAAAGCAAAGGTGAAAAACACGCCATAGCTGCACCAAGAGCTCATGGTAAATCCACCTACACTTCACAACTCTTTCCTTTATGGTGCTTAGTTTTTAATTATAAAAGCTTTATAGTAGAGATTTCAGATGCGGTCGAACTTATGGAAGGAATGCTTGAAGCTATTAAAGCAGAGCTTGAAGATAATCCGCATTTAAAGCTTGATTTTCCCGAAGTAGTAGGAATTGGCAAGACTTGGCGCGTAGGAGAGTTTGTAAGCAATAATGGCGTAAAGATTAAAGCCTTTGGCAGTGGAAAAAGACTTCGTGGGGTTAGATATGGGGTTAAAAGACCTGATTTAGTTATTTTAGATGATTTAGAAAATGATACTAATGTCAGGAGTAAAGATCAAAGGGATAAATTAGAAGATTGGGTGGATGAAGCGGTTTTAAACTTAGGGAGTGCAGATGGAAGTTTAGATGTGCTTTATATTGGAACCATTTTACATAATGATAGTGTTTTATCTAGAAAATTAAAGCTTGGTTTTTGGAATCCTAAAGTCTTCCGTTCCATCGAAGAGTTTCCACAAAGGCTTGATTTATGGGATGAATACGCCACGCTTTATAGAAATACTGATTTTAATACCGCTCATCAATTTTATTTAAAAAATAAAGCTTTAATGGATAAAGGGGCTAAGGTTCTTTGGGAAGAAGCCAAAAGCTTAGAGGATTTAATGAAGTTAAGGGCTGAAAATCTAAAAGCTTTTAATAAAGAGCAACTCAATAATCCAAGAAGTGAAAATCAAATCTTTAGCCTTGATGGCATTAATTTTTATGATGATTTACCCGCCATTAATCAGTATTATATGTATATTGACCCAGCAGGAGAAAAAGCAAAAAGTGACTTTACTGCGATTACCATTATTGGCAAAGGTGCAAAGGGTTTTTATGTAGCAGAAAGCATCGTAAAAATCTTAAAAGCACAAAGCATTATAAAAACCATTTTTAATCTTCAAAAGATTTATAAATGTCGCTTGATTGAAATTGAAACTAATGGCGGTCAATTTTTCTTAAAAAAATGGTTACAAGAAAAAAGCTTAGAAAGTGGAGTTTTTTTGCCTTTGCGTGGTAAAAATAATAGCGTTAGCAAGTTTGAACGCATTGAGAGTTTAAGCCTTGCTTTTGAAAATGAAGAGCTTTTTTTACATAAAAGCCAAACTATGCTTATAAATCAACTTTTAGAATTTCCAGAAGGGAAAAATGATGATGCACCTGATAGCTTAGCAGGAGCATTTTTATTAGCAAGAACTAAAAGTAGCATTAAAAGAAGAAAGCATCATTTTAACTCTGTTTCAAGAATAAGGCGTTTTTAAAGGAAAAATATGAAAAAAGAAATCAAATCCAAAAGAGAAGTGATATTAAAAAACAATAGTCTTATAAACACTCTTATAAACTCAAGCTATTTAAATGTGCTTAAAATCAGCGAGAACGATCAAAAAATGATTTTTAAAGATCTAAGCTTTACTCAAGCTCATCAATCACGAAGGAGTGTGATTTTAGCAAAAGAGCTTCAAATCGTTTGTGAAAACGAAAAAATAAAAGAAAGCTTTGAGTATCTTTTCAATCCTGATTTATTAAGTCAAATCTTAGAAACCTATCTTTATGGGCTTAATGTATTTGAAGTTAATTACAAGTTAAAAGATGGTTTTTACTATCCAATCTTAAAACAAAGAGATTTTAGAAATTTTGGCTTTAATGAAAATGATGAGTTAGTTTATAATGGCAATGGTTGCGAAGAAATTGTGGAAGATAAAAAAGCAATTTATGGACTTTTTGGCTCTAATTTTTTATTTAAAAATGGCGATGCCTTATTAACAAAGCTTTATTTTCCAGTAAAGCTTAAAAATGCAAGTTTAAAGTTTTGGATGGAGTTTTTAGAAAGATTTGGTTCTCCTTGGGCAGTTGCAAAAACAGATAGCGATCCTGATGCACTAGCTTCTGAAATTCATCAAATGTTAAATGGCGATAGTGCGGTCATTGATAAAGAAGAAGAGCTTGATTTAATCCAGCCAAAGGCTAAGGCAAATTATAATGAAATAATAGATTACTTAGATAATCAAATAAGAAGCGTGGTTTTAGGAGCTAATTTAAGTTCTCAAGTAAGCGGAGGCTCTTTAGCAGCGGCTGAGTCACATAATCAAATAAGAAAAGATTTAGCCGCCCAAGATGGACAAATCGTTCTTTTTATTTTAAATCGTGCCATTAAGTTTTTCAAAGAAATCAATCATTTTAAAGATGAACTCTATGTGCAGTTTTTTAGCGAAGCAGAACCAAAAAGTGAGCTTTGCGAAAGGGATTTAAAACTTTTTAACATGGGCTTTTGCTTTGATGAAGAATACATTAAAAGCACTTATAATGTAGAGGGTGAGCTTATAAGAGAGACTTTAGAAAAAAAAGACTTTAAAGATTTAGAAAATGATAAAAAAGTCTTTGAAAACAAAGTAAAGTTAGAGAGCTTTGAAGAAGATTTTATTGACAAAGGATTAGAACAAAAAGAATACTTAAAAGTCGATGAGAGCATGTCAAAGTTTTTTCAAGAGCAATTTGAAAGCATTGTAAAAGATTGTAAAGATTTTAACGAGGCACTCAATAAACTTAAAGAAAATTTTTCTAGTTTAGAGCAAAGCGAGTTTGAAAAACATCTTTTTATAGCTTTAAATAATTCGAGTATTTTAGGATACTTGGAGGATTAAAATGACAGGTGCAAAAATAGGATTTTTTTCAGAACCTACTAAAGCTGTTGATTTTTTAAAAAATAAAAAGCCAGAGCTTAGTTTTGATTATGATGAACTTTCATATTCAACCCATAAAAAAGTCTTTACTATTGCTAAGCTTATGGATGAAAGCTTGTTAAAAGATATGCAAGATACTTTAGTAAATGCTATTAAAAATGGGGATAAATTTAGCACTTGGAGTAAGATTGCAGAGGAGAAATTAAAAGCTAAGGGTTGGTGGGGTTCAAAGGAAGTCATAAACCCTAAAACAGGAGAAGTTAAAAAAACTCATTTTAATAGTGCAAGATTAAAAAAAATCTTTGAGGAAAACTCAAGAAAAGCTAAAGCTAAAGCTATCTATGAAAATCAAATGAAAAGCACTAAACCTTATTTTAAATACTGCACCCAAAAAGATTCTTTGGTTAGGGACAAACACAGAGCCTTTGATGGCATAGTTTTACATAAAGATGATCCTTTTTGGGATAGTCATTATCCGCATGTAACTATGCATGATTATGGTTGCAGGTGTTATGTTTTAGAAGTAGGTGAAAGTGAAGTTAAAGGCCTAAAAATACCACCATCAAATGCCAAAGAAAGCGAATTTAATGGCTTTAATGATGAAGAGCTTTTAGATGAGCTTTATAAACAAAAAAACACTGAAGTCATTCAAAACTTTATAAAGCTTGATATGTTAAGTGCAGCGGCTAAAAAAACAAAAGAAGTTAAAAGCTTCACTCATCAAAAAGAACTGTACACTTGGCAAAAAAGCTTAGATGATATGGTGGATGAAGTCATCATTAAAGATAATCAAAAATATCCTATCAATTTTATACAAGTAGGTAAAATGGATAAAAGCACCAAAGAGTTTTTAGAAAAACTTAATAAAAAAGACTTAGAAGACTTATACTTTGCACTGAGCAAAAACAATCTTTTACACGCAAGTCCTAAAAGAAAGGCAAGTTATAATCAGGCTTTAAGTGTGGATGAAATCAAGCAAATTGTTAAAGTTTTAGATGAAGCAAAAGAAGTTTATTGGGATAATGCAAATAATTCTTTATTGTATTTCTTTAAAGATAAAAAAGATGCTAGTCGTATCAATAAAATTGTAATTACCCCTGATTATAAGCTAAAGAAGTTTGGTAAAACCAATGCAATAGTTACATTAGGAAAAGTAGAAGCGATTAATAAAGATAATAAGACATATATTAAGATTAGATAAGGCGGTGAGACTTGCACTCACAATACATACCCCAATTAATTTGGACTATCCTACTACTACATTTTAGGTATCAACCTTATCTAATTAAGATAATTTTAGCTTGATGAAACTAAAAAGGAGTTTAAATGGTTTTAGCTTTAGGAGAATTTGAGTTTAAAGCTTTAAATTTTGATAATTTAGAAAGAAGCTTAGAATATAACATACAAAGTCAAAATAGGCTTAATAATCATAATGCTTTATTTGCAAGTTCTAAAGAAAGCGAAAAGATTAAAATACAAGGCAAAACTTTACCTTTAAAAGGGGATAGAAATACTTATTTAGATAAGCTTGAGAATATGGCAAAAGAACAAAGATCTTTTATCTTAACAGGAGCTAATGGAAAGTATTATGGTAAATTTGTGATTTTATCCTTAAATGAAAACAGAAGTGCATTTGTAGATGGAAGTGGCTTTGTAGCACAAAGCTTTAGCATAGATTTAGAAAGGGATTTTGATGAGTAAGATTTACATAGCTAAAAACAACGAGAGGCTTGATAGTATAGTCTATAAGCATTATGGGACACTTTTGTATTTTAATCAAGTTTTATTAGCCAATCCAAGATTAGAACCTCTTTTAAAAACAGGGGATAAAGTGATTTTACCTAGTATTAAAATCAAAGAAAGCAAGGAAAAGGCTTTATGGTAAGAAAACCTAAGTTTAAACTTATTGCCAAAGGTGAGGATATCACAGAAAAACTTTCTAAAAATCTTATTAGCATTAGTTATGAAGATAAAGAAAAAGCTGAAAGTGATGAGATAAGTTTAAGTGTTTTTGGGCTTTATTCCAAGCCACTTTTTGGGGATAGTTTAGAGCTTTGGCTTGGCTTTGAAAAGCTTTATAAATGTGGAAGCTTTAGTGTGAATGTAGTGAGTAAAAACTATACTTCAAATACTACTGAAGTTAGAGCAAGTGCTATTAATTTTAGTGGAAAAGGCAGCGTTAATATAAAAGAGAAAAAGACAAGAAGCTTTGAAAACACTACTCTTTTTACCATAGCAAGAAAAATCGCAAATGAAAACAATCTAAAAATCAAAACAAGTGGAGAGGATCAAAATATAGTAAGTATTTTACAAAATAATCAAAGTAATTTAGAATTCTTATATAGTATATGCTTTGATTATGGTTTTATTTGCTGTGTAAAAGAAAATACTTTAATCATTACTCCAAAAGATGGTAAGATTGGCGATAATGCTGCTAATATCACAAGCAAGAATGAAAATTTACCCTTATTTGAAATAGCTTTAAAAGAATGTATTTCATTAGAAATTTCAGAAAGTGCTAGAAATGAATATAGTGCCGTAATAGCAGAATGGCAAGATATAAATGAGGCAAAGATAAAAAGCATAAAAGTAGGAAGTGGGGAGAATATATATAAAATGCAAATCTCACAACCAAAAAATGATAATGAAGCTTTTAAAAAAGCACAAGCAAAACTCAATGAGCTTCAAAAAGGTGGATTAAATGGAAGATGTGAGCTTATAGGAAGAGAAATAAGAGCAGGTGGAAAACTAAAGATTAAAGATATTAATATGGATCATTATGAATTTAGTATTAAAAGCGTGAGTCATAATTTTAATGACTCAGTTTATGTGATTGGTATTGAGTTTGAGAGTTGATTTTATACTGAAAAATATTTCATATAATTCTTTATATGCCTGAATAATACTAATCTTTTCACCATTATATTCTATTATTTTTGAAGTTATATTTTGTCCGAGATAAAGAAATTCATTTTTCCTTACCAATTTAATGAACGCAACGCTACTATCGCTGCCATGCAGTCGCTTTTCACAAAATCTCAACAACATTTTATAATTATCTATTATTCCTCTGTAAAGATGATTTTTTGCTTTTTCTATATTATGATGCTCGTCTTCTACAGAGTAAGATGCTATCATAATGTGTGCCATTGCATTAGCAAACTCCAATAAAGACTGAATAAGAACTTTATTACCTTCTTTATCTGTAAAGAATTTTTCAATTTTGGCATTATTTATCTTCTTTATTTGTTTAAATGCTTCACAAGAAACAATAAATTCTTGAAAGATTTTTTTAAAATCGCTGTCATTAAATTCTTTAAATATCTTAGAGTTATTTTCAATTTTATAGAGCTCTAAATTAATAGTATTATATTGATTTTTTTCAATATAACTTTTGAGAGTTTGTTTTAAACTAAAAAATAAAGGTGAAAGTTGATTTTCACTATCATCAGCATCTATAGCATAAATTGAACTTAAAGTATCTCTAAATAAAATTATAATATTAATATTTTTTGGATTATTTGGATTTTCATCAAGTGAGTGTAATAAATCACATTGTAGAAATCTACCATATAAAGACAAAAAATGTTTAAATTTCTTAAAATTGTCCATTTATAATTTTTTCTAGGACATTATTTTTTGTATAGATACTATCTAACAAGTCGCTGGTTTTTTTAAGATTTTCGTGAAGTTTTTTATTTGTCTCTATATAATTAGGGTCGATATTGGCAATACTTCCTGTATTAAAATAAGGAGCATTTACATAATCTATATTTCCATAGCTATCCCTGACAAATTTTTCCATTTATTTTCCTTAAAGATGTAAAAAACATTGACAAATTAAAATATTTCTCAAGCCTAAATGCTATCATATTTTGATAAATATTGCAAATTTAATTGAAGTTTTGATAAAAAATAAGAAAAAACTAAAACAAACTTGGTTCTAAATTTTCTCTCAATTCTTTAGTGATTAAATACACAGCATTTAAACTTAAATCATATTTTTTAGCACATTCCACACTTGCATTTTTAGTGCTTATTCCCTGTTTTATGAGTGTTTTAAAATCCTGTTTTAATTCTTCATCTCTAAGTAAGGTTTTATAGCTTGGTATGTAAATATTTGCACCGCCAAATTCTTTTAAGATTTCTCGTTTGTCGTTATTTTTCACAAAATCAATAAAATATTCAAAGTATTCGTTATTGCTAAGCAATGCTAGTCCTATTTGAGTGTTTTTGCAAATTATAGCAAAAAAGCTAAATTTTATTTAGTAGGGTATAATTTTAAAAAATAAAAAGGAGAATAAATGAAAAAAATAATAAGCGTTTTAATACTTGCTTTAAGCTTATTAAATGCTAAAAGTTTTGAAGAAAGCAAAAAAGAATTAGTAAAATTTTATAATGATCTAGGGAGCTCTTACTGGTATGATTTTTATTGTCAAGCACCTTTTAAGGTTAATAAAAAAGGAAAATATATTAGTTTTGAAGTGATTAAAAGTGATTTATATGCTCCTAGAAACGAATACACCAAAAAAGGAAAAATTAACCAAAGAATCAAACGCATAGAATGGGAGCATATTATGCCCGCCCAAAACTTTGGAAAGCATTTACCTTGCTGGAAAGAAGGTGGCAGAAAAGCTTGTAAAAATGATCCAACTTTTGCAAAAATGGAAGCCGATAAACAAAACCTAGTCCCAGCCATAGGAGAGATAAATGGGGATAGAAGCAATTTTAGATATGCTGAGGCTCCTACTAATTTAAAATATACTCAATATGGAAATTGTAAGGTTTATACTGATTTTAAAGCAAAAAGATTTTATCCTGCAAATTATTCTAAAGGCTGGATTGCAAGAAGCTATTTATATATGAGCAAAACTTATAATATCAGATTATCCGACCAAGAAAGAAAACTTATGGAGGCTTGGGATAAACAATACCCTATGGATGAGAAAGAAAAAAGAATTAGAGCATTACTCTAATTCTTTGCAAACTTTAGCCACAATTTCATCTATATCAATAACCAAGCTTTTATCTTCTTCATCAAAACTCTCATCAAGTTTTTCTCTGATATTACAAACCACATTAAGCAAAATCCCAAAATCTTTATCAGTTTTAATCTGATGAGTGATTCCATCATGCATTATTTCAAGGCTTGTTCTTTTTGCGGCAAAGGCAATTTGTGAGTGTTTTTCTATACCTAAGGTTAAAAAAAACTCTGCATCGTAAGAATGTATTTCTAAAATCATTTTAATCTCCTTTTGTTTTGATGAGACA